TTATACTAACAGGTATATTTAAAAAATGTTTAATACGATTTGCAAGAAAAACTGCTTGTTTTACATAATCAACTTCTGTATTATTTCTTGCTATAAGTATAGCACCCTTACTCATGTAGATTAATAATACCTTCAACTGTTTTGTTAATTTTTAATTTATTGTATTCTGTAAGATACTTATTGGCTGCTTTCCAATAAACGCTAACTAATTCGTTTGCAAATTTTTCTAAATCAACGATCATTACCGGAATGTCATTGTCATCAATAAGTACAGTTTCTGTTTGATGTAATGCAAGTAAACTTTGACAAAAGCTAACTAAACTTTGAGTAACTGTAAATTGAGATCCATTGAAATAATACATCAAGTTGTTTTGATATTGTTCTTTTAGAATACGTTTTTGGTTATCTAACGTTATCATTAAATTACTAAAATCTAATGCTTCTTTTAATCTCTCATCCATAGTCATACTCCTGCTGTTATATGTATTATATAACACCAAGGAATACGTGTCAATGTGGATTATGCCGGCGGTGAACCATTGTTGGCAGTAAGTAGTACCTGATTTGCAATAGTAGGTGCTGCTATAGATACAGCAGTTTCTGTTATACTGTTATATATAAAACTGCTGTCAGGTCTCACAGGAATAACATTACTTGTAGTGGTTCCACCAACGCTTTCATCAACCGGTGGTGAGCCTGTGCCAGTGTCACCGTCATTGAAGGTTATTCTAAATCTCAATACAGCACCGGACTTAAACCCTTCGATCTTATAGTCGTTGTCTGCATATACACCAGACCCTGACTTGATAAACAATTGTCTGTACGAACTTGTTAAACTATCATAACCGCTACCGCCAGAGCCGCTTGGAGTAGGAGTACCAGAGCTAGCAGTGAGTTCCCACTTATCAAACTTAACTGTACCAATTGCTGTTAGCAAGTTTGCCCAATCAGTATCTTTGGATCCTGAGCCGCTAGTTAATGATGCTGTAAAACGTATTTCGCCGCCTGCATTAAAATAATAATCCATTTGTGAAACACTTGCAAATGTTGCTGTAACTACATGATAAATTGCTTGAGGAGTAGTACCTCCCCATGCAGTGGACCTAGTGCTAGTTGTTGCCGTTCCAACTGAAAGGTTTCCAACAGGAAATCCTGATGTAGCACCGTTGAAGCTTGTTATAGCAGTAACTATACCAGTGTAGTCATTTACACCCATAAACGATCCGTTTACAGGTGTGCTACGAGCGCCAGTTGTTTGGTTAAATGTCTGAGAAGCGTCTGCTCCTACAGTGTATCCTACACTAGGAACTGCTAACGATGCATAAGCAGATCCTTGTTGGTGCACATAAGCACTTTGCGCATCAAGATATAAATCTTCCCATTGTGCTTGAGTTACCGAATCTACTGTGCCCGATAATGCAGAAGATCGCAGTGTTTGTCCATACGAAGTTAACAATACACCACTAACAGACGTCCTGATTGAATTGTAATCAGTTGCGAATATTTTTCCACCAGTGGCTACCATCTACGTTCCTTTTTTACTTACAACTTTATATATAATTTATTTTTTTGTCAAGCTAAAGAAGTGGTGGTTGTATAAATTGGAGTGGCAACTTCTACATAAAGTCCAGTCGGTCTTAGCTGTGATATAGTACTAGTTAGAGTTCCATTTACACTTTCGTCAACACTAACGTTAGCATCGTCATTAAATTCTATAGAAAAATCAATTTTTGCAGGGTTTGACGGATTAGTTCTTGCTTTTATTGTCACATCGTTATCTGAATAAAGACCCGATCCTGATTTTACAAAAACAGTTTGATAACTTGTTGTTAAATCAAAATTTCCTATGCCTGATGCAGACCCGGATCCTGCTGTTACTGTTGTATAATTAAACTTTAAAGTGCCTATAGCAGACAACATTCCTGCCCAGTCGCTTGCCTTAGATCCAGAGGTTCCGGTGAGTGTAGCCGAAAATCGTACTTCGCCGCCGGCATTAAAAAAGTTTCTTCTATGATTTTCTGAAGTAAATGTAGCAGAAAAGTTATGATAAATGCTCTGAGGATCTGCTGCTCCTCCCCACTGAGTCGACCTTGCACTGGTTAGTTTAACTTCAGTGTCTGCTTGGGTTGCTTCGTAAATATCATTTTTGTTTGTGTACAGCGTGTCTGTTAGTGTACTGTATTCTGCATAAACTGTGTCTGTAATTCCGTCTGCTGATGCAACAGTTGTTAAACTGGGCAATGATCCTGTTTGGTGTACTTTAATTTTAGTTAAGTCTGTTTTAAGATTTGCCATGTGTGTTGCATTAACAGTATTACCTAATGCAACTAATCCAGATGTTAACGCAACACCATATCCAAACTGGCCGCTGCCTGTGCCTAACACAGACGAGACTTTGGCTTGTATTGCATTGTATCGTGCTGCTGTGATTATTTCACCTACGGCCATTAGTAACTCCTACCTTTTAAACTTTCAATACACATTCGACTAACTTTTCGTCGTCGATGTCGTTTGATTCTAAAGCAATACCAACTAACGCAGTAGTTGCCAATGTTGTGCAAACACCAGCAGACATAGCATACACTGGTTGCCCTTTTTTAACAGCACCTTTGACTCTAACAGGAACACGACCCTTTAATGCAATATACTGCCCTTCAGCTTCGCTGTTCATCATAATTGCCGGATTAGTAGATACGACACCTATACAGAAGTTATGAGCAGACGCTGGTTCAACTTCGTGTCCAGTATGCGAACAAACTGCAACTGCGGTTCCTGCTGGCAAATCGTTTTCTGTAGTGTACTTTTCTGCCAAGTCGGCATATCTTGCTTGTGTTGCAGTACCACTAAAGAGCACTGCTGTTAAGTTACCCGAACTATCTCTAGCAGCTATTGTATTTACTGCTGCTGCGGTAGACGCACTTCTGTATGTTCCACTTACGTTTAATGCATCTGCTTGTGTAGCTGTGCCGTTGAATGTTGTAGCATAAACATTGTTCCACTTAAGGCTCGACGACCCTAGATCGTATGCTAAACTTACGCCAGGAATAAATCCTGCTGCGGTTATATTTGCTATATTTTTTTGTATAGTGTCTCTTATATAAAACTTAATACTACTGCCTACTTGATTTTCTATAGCGCCAATAGTTCCTGATTCGATATATAATTTTAAATCGTTGCTATCGCCTATTGTAAGACCTGCATCTGCAAACGAAACTACATCTGTAAACACTGCTTCGTCTTTTAGTAAGTAATTACTAGCGGCTTCTCCACCTAGTTTTAATGAGTTACTAGCAGTACCCCAAATAATAGGACCGCCGACCGTGCCTGCGCCTGTTGTTGAGCCGTTAGTAGCTGCTTGTGTTGCAGTGAGTGTTAGTCCTCTTTTAACTATATCAAACCCAGTGATTGCATCTCCTGCACTGATTGTAAATTCGTCAGAGCTAATAATAAAGATAACGTCATCTTCAATAGTACCTGCAATTACAGCATGAGATTGTGCAAATGTATCAGTTAATGCTAGACTTTGCATCTGAGTTACACCTGTACCGGCACCCTGTGGGCCAACTAGTACCCATTCGTTTGACGCATTTTTTGCAAATAATTGATTTGTTGAATTATTCCACCACAAATCGCCTTCTACTAATCCTGTAGGAGCAGTAGCACTTACTTCGCCGCCGCCAGTTGTTTTCCACTTAGATCCGTCGTATACTTTTATCTTGCTAGAGGTATTATCATACCATATCATTCCGGTTAGTGGCTTTGTCGGGGCTGACGAATTTGAAAAGTGTTCTAATAGATGTAAAAAGTTTTCATTCTGCGCTTCGCCGTATCCTGCAAAATTCTTACCTATTAGTTTTAATTCGGTAGTTTGGTCGACTGTTCCGTCCTCAACTGACGTTAACACGGTACCGTTGTATCTATTAATTATATAAGCCATTTGTGGTTCAACCCCTTTTCAACACTATTATTTACCTTATTAAACGCTTGATGCTAGGTCTGACTCAAATACCCATTGATAAGATCCGTTTACAATAAAACGTTTTCTACCTCTTGTAACACTCAATGTTACACTATTTGATCCACTGTTAAAACTAACATCTTGTAACACACTTTGGTTCTCTGTTCCATTTTTATCGACAGTCACAAACGATTTAACAACTTGAGTAGACGGATCAGTTGTTACAGAACCGCTGTAATACACAGTATGAACATACGCATATACTCCTGTTAATTTTGTAGCTGCCGGTACCAAGTCTTCCAGTACGCTTGCAATAGTGGTATTAGTTAGTCCTGTTATGTCTAGTGACAAGTAGATGTCATTATTTTTTGTAAATTCGTCAACGTATTCTTTTGTTGCTACAGTATCTGGATCATCACTGACATCCGGTGTACCTACTCCAATTATCTTTCTTGAATTTGAAACAGTAATATTGTCAGCACTGTTAATTGTTAAGCCGTAGGTCGTTGTTGTTAGAGATGCCGAGTTTAAATTAATGTAATCTACATCTAGGTTTGTTAACGTACCTATTTGTGTAATACCTGTTGCGCTTGTTACAGTCGAACTTAGTGTTGTTGCTGACAGTATGTCTGCATGACCAATCTTATATGAACTACCAGTTGGAATGTTTACACTGGTTGAACTATCCCATGTGTTGTATGTATAATTCCATGTAAGAGACTTGTCATTGCCAGTTGCTCTAACAATAATACCTGCGCCATCCAATTGAGCATCGGTTAGTAATGTACTGTCTGAGGTAAATGCTATTTCAATATGTTTATCTTCGACTCTCAAAGTAGATATATCTAAATATGTAGTATCACCTTCGACAATTAGATCACCGCCGACACGGAGGTCTCCGTTAACATCTAGTGTGTATTGTGGTGACGATTGCCAAATACCTATTTTTGTTTCGCTGTTATCGATAGTAATTGCATCTACATAAGAAGCACCTTGTCTAACTTGTATCTTATAATCCGAGCCTGTTAACAAGTTTCTATTAACAACAGTAGATCCTTCAACCTTTATTGTAAAATCGTTGTTGAATCCTACAAATATGCCATTATCGTTTTTAACTGATAGTGTACCTGTTCCGATGTTGTTTGACGAAATTTTAAAAAAACTATCTGGAGTATAGGAATTCAAACTCGAGTCAACTAATGTAGATGTTGAGTTTGCAACACCTTGGAAATAGAACTCTGGATAAAACGAGCTTATGTTGATGCCAACTTCGATTGCTGATCCGAATCCCGATATTGCAACAGCTGGTTCAAAAGATTCTCTGCTAATTATTGCAACAACGGCTGCACCTACTAATAATTTTAAAATTGTTTTTAAGTTACCGTATCTATCTAGAACACTTTCTACCCTAAACCCACTCTCACCTTGTACAGAATTGTAAATCGGTCCTGCTAAAATTGTATCTGAGCCGTCGTTAAAATAAAATTGTTTGTTTGTACTATCTATCCACAAATCACCAGCTAACATAGTTGGTTGTGTTGGACTAACCAAAGTAGTATCAGTTGATCTAAACACAGTTCCGTTATAAACTTTTAATCTGCCGTCTGAAGTGTCGTACCATATTTGTCCTCTTAGAGGATGTGACGGAGCAGATGAGTTTGCAAAATTCTCCAGCATACGGATTAAGTTTTCATTTAAGTACTCTCCGTATCCGGTATAATTTCTTCCAACCAAAACTATGTCAGTTGTATCTTCGTCAATTCTTCCATCCACTAGATCAACTAACAATGTTCCGTCAGTTTGATTTATTTTATAACTCATTATACAACTCCATGATAAATTATATAGTTAACAGTACCAAACGGACTAGTGAAGTATAACGGGTCGCCGACTTCTTGTGGAACTCCATCTATAGTAACTGTAGAAAATGTCTCTCCGTTAACTCCTTCAGTTCTCGGTAATCCAGACCCGGATGCACCTCCTGTTATTGACGCAGAAACTGCATCGGAGTCTGTTGCTCCTGTAACGTTTGTTAATGCATAAAACTGTGTTCCTGAGTCACCTTGTAAACTGTGTTCGTGCTGCGGTAATTGATTTTTAGTGATGTACGAACTTTCAGCGCCGCCGTAGTTGCCTACTGTTTCTGCTGCACCATCATTTAATATACGAGTGCCTGTAGTAGCTGATCCCAAATGTCCTAGTAGGAATCTGCCTCTAAAGTCAGGCAACTTAAACAAAGTTGTAGGTGAACCACTTACACCAAAACTTGTTCCAATTGCAGTATACAATGCACCGTATGTAGATATAGATACTTCCGATCCGTCACACAACACCCATCCTGCTGGAGCAGTCGATCCGCCAAATGGCATGATCATTCCTGGATAAAAAGTAGGAACAGTAGAAACAAAAAGCTCCTGTGATACCCTTCTTATTCCTGTACCAGATCTATATATCAGGATTTCGTCAGATGATGCTATAGTAGTAGAGGTTGACTTAGATGTAAAATATGTATCACTTAATGTTGTTGTAAATGTTTTTGTTGTGCCGCCAGTTTGACCGTCAAAAGTAAACGAAGGCGATGTAACATCACCTGTCATTGTAAATGTTGTGACAGATGCTAGTTTACCTGACGACGATGCAGACCCGCTGATGTTGCCTGTTAAGTTACCAGTGACATTACCGTAAAACCCGTTTGCATATACAAAGTTATACTTGTTAGCTGTTGTACCGATTGAACGTACACCAGATAAATCAGGTACTATGTCGTGTGTTGTGACAGATCCGTACACATCGACATTTCCGCCTACATATAAGTTTTTAGCAATACCGGCACCACCAGCAACAACAATTGCTCCTGAACTTATGCTTGTACTTTCTGTTGTGCTTCCTAGAACTAGGCCGCCGCTTGCTTTTATATTTCCAACTACATCTAATTGTTCAGTCGGCGATGTATTATTAATACCTACTTTTTTATCACTCTTTATACGAATTGCAGTTTCAATTGTTCCTGCATTGTTTACTCTGATGTCGATGTTTGAGCCAGTTGCTCTATGACTAATGATACCTGCACTGCCTTCTACTTGTAGTAACAGTGTCTGAGTTTCGCCAATGTCTAATCCGCTGTTGGTTCTAATTCTTAAAGGTTTTGTTAAAATGTTTTCTACATTTTTTCTAACAAACTCAGAGGCAGGAACTTTTACGCTGTCTACTATAAGATTTTCTGCTTTTTCAGCAGTACCGTAATACTTTCCAACTGCGCCACCGAGGTTTCCACTTATGTTTACACCAGGGTAAATTGTAGAAAATCCTACAATAGTAGACTTCGGAGTAAACGTAGATGAACTTATAATAGTTACTGCTCTGCTATCTGCGTAATTTATAATTACTGGATATTCATTGTTGTCAGTTCCAATAACTGTTTCAAATTTAGCACCGGTATTAGCACCTTCGGCGTATGTAGGACCTACTAGTATCCATCCAGATCCACTGTATAAGTAAACTTGTTGGTTAGATGTGTCTATCCATAAATCGCCTACTGTGCTGTTTGCTGCATCTGGTTCACTAACTGCTTTTTTCAGTCCGCCGGCACTTACCCACTGAGAGCCATCATACACTTTTAATTGGTCGATTCCTGATGTTGTATCGTACCACAGTTGTCCTTCAACTGGGTTATTAGGAGGATTGTTGTTAGCAAAGTTTTCAAGTAAATGTAATAAATCCTCTATGAGAACTTTACCGTAGTCACTAAGATTACGTCCAGGAAATCCTAAACTTGTTTCTGTGTTAATTGAATTGTCTTCAACTGTAATTGAGCCTTTGTTTACGCTATCGGTAAATTCAATTTCATATGCCATTATTATGCTCCATTAAAACCACTTAAACTCTGAACTCTTACAGTGTAATCTATTTGAATTAGTCTGTTTAAACTTTTTTGTACAGGATGGAAAATAACATGTGTTAAAAGTCTACCTGTACCAGTTGACGAATAACTTCTTAAACCTAGTTCATCAAACACATAAAGCTGTTCAGAACTTGCAGCCGTGTCAAACGCTTGCTGTCCATCTGGCTCGCCGTAATCAAGCAAACAACTAATAACAATATCTGTATAGTTTGTCCCAGATAAGTGTCTGATTTCTGTTTTGTTTCTTGTTGGGTCTAGGTTATTTACACTTCTGTCATCAACCACTTTTGTATAAGTTTGGTTATATAAGCTAGCATTTGTACCTGTTGCGTTAGGAGTTAGATATGTAATAATACCTGTAGGGTCAACGCTTGTACCACCGTTGCCAAACGACATTTCATATATAAATCCTTGCCCAGCATTAGATAAACTTTCAGCTAATGCTAAACTCATATTTTCATAGTGAATAGCATTACGTTTATTGATGTATGTTTCTCCCGAAACTGGGTCAAATATTTTTATGTGTCCTTCGACATGTATTCCATTTAATTCATTATATTGTGTCATTCTTACCACCTATACTATATTTATTTAGGTAATTGTATTGTTGCTCCGCGGAGGAATCTGCTAATATCATTCTCAGAATCCTTAAGAGCTTTACCCGTTTCGTTCCAAACTTTTCCTATTCTTCTCACTACATTTATATAAATATTTTCAGCCGGTGCAGTTGCTAGACTTATAGTTCCTGCTTCAACATCGACTGTAAACTCTGGCGGAAGTACAATGTCTGCCTCCGGGCTATCTTGATCGATTGTTGCAACAAACAAGTCAAGACTTGTTTTTCTTAATTTTCTACCTGCAACAATTACATCAATTTCGTTTACCGATGCGGGTGTAAAATCTAGTACAAAGTCAGTTGATGTGCCGTCACCAATAAATGTTTGAGTTAGTGTTCTGTCTCTGTACGGAATGTTTTCGTCAATTCCTTGTCCATACAAAGTTGCACCAGGATTATAAACATTCTTAATGCCAGTTCCTAATGTTCCTCTTCTTAGTTGTAACAAATAGTTTCCTACAACTTCAAAGTATTCAATACGTTCGCCTTCTATAAAAACAACTCCTGGCTTGTTCATTTCTTTACTAGGGATAGCAATTCCGGCCGAACTTACTAAAGATATTCTAGCATCATAGTAATTAAGTGGATCTTTTAAAACATATGAGTTGTTTTGATTTAACCGCTTATAATGAGTTCTGTTCATTATATCTTTAAACATTCTATAACCAAACTTTGGTACAACTGGATTAGCTGAAAACTGTAATATGTCAATTGTATCATTTTCTATCGGAGTTCGTAGTAACTTTACTGCGCTTCGATTATCAGTTAAAGTGTAGTCGACATTAGGAGTTAACAATTCTCCATTGTGTATAACCCACGCATAATTTCCACTTGTAATTGGTGATCTTAGTTCAACAATACCCGAAGAAAGAAGATTTCGTTTTACATAATCGCTCGATCCTGCACTTACCGAAGTTGTTGTTAACACATCATAAGATATTCTATTAAAGTCGTTTACATCATGATTGCTAAATGTATAAATTTCAACTACCTCGCCACTTGACGGTGCTATTGCAAACTGTATAGAATCGCTTAGTACATATTTTATACTTGCTATTCTGCACTCAATAGACGAATGCCCATCAAAGTCTAATCTAAACACGTCATTGCTTACAAACGCATCTCTAATATTTGTATTTCTAGTAACAAACTGTACTACATTGTTATCTGAAGAGTGTACTACTAAATCTTGTGTAGTAGAATCAACCACTGCCGCGCTGTCATCATAAACAATTGAAGTAGCATAAACGTGATCGTCTGCTTGTAAGAAATCTAAGTTCAATGTTTGACTAGGCAATGCTTCAAATGTTATTTGAGTATCAAGAGTCCAATAGTCTGCATTTTTTAACACAAAAATTTCTAATTTACTTCCAGCTGGGGCAACTGTTGAAAACAGTATTTCGATAGTTGCGTTCACTGGATCAAACGAATATTGAGTTGACAGTAGCTGAACTCCATCGGCAAACACTATTATATCAGTGTCATCTATAGAAGTTGTATCTTGGAATTGCCACTCTTCGATTTGGTACACTCTAGCACTGGTTGTAGTAAACGAAATATTGTAACCAGGGTTTAGAATTCTGTCGTTAACTGTAACCAATATTTTGTGAGATATCGGCAAAGCGTTAAACGGAATAGGAATATTTGTTGTGTCAAACTTATGATAGTTTGTCAAGCCGTCGGCTTCAAACGTTCTATCTATAACCATTTGACTGTAAGTTTTTAATTCACTGCCATAAATTGTCCATTGTACAAAATTATTTTCTGCAAGAACTGTAAAGTCAAAAACTATTTGTACTCTGTTCGGATAGTCACTAGTGTTTGAAGATTGAACTAGTGTATATGCTGTACCTTCGGACAACACTTCGCCATTCTTAGTTACAAATGCCGATAACTCAGTTTGCCAAACAGCACTTGTAGTAACAACCAATGTACTGCCGTCGGATACAAATGTGCCTGTGTCTAATAGATCTATACCGTTTGTACCGATTGACATTATTGACAAGTTAGATCCAAGTGTTGAAATGTCATTATCAAATAGTAGTAGATTATTCTTCAAATCAAGCGAGTATAAATCAGACGATACAATATCGTTATCAATTTTTACTACTACACTATCAACGCTTTGTGGCACAGATGGTAATGCAAAACTTGTCGAATCTCCATCGATCTTAAAGTTTGCTACACCTATTATACCTGTGCCATCTGTTGTTCTGTGATAAACTTGGATATCCAGTGTATCCAGTATTTGTCCTGGAACAAGTTCTTCTGGACCTCGAGAAGTTGTTGTTGTAACAAATCCGTCGCCGTCGATGTTTATCTCTCCGCTTGACACACCTGCTGCTGTAGTGTAAGCTAAGTTACCGCCTTCAATTGCTGTATCATAGCTGTCGTTGGTTGGAACAAAACTTCCATCACTTGTGCTTTTTCTAATTACAACTACATCGCCGTCAACAATAGAAATTAGTTCTTCGTTTATAGAAACAACTGTAGTTTCACCGTCACCGACTAATGTTTGCATTAGTGCATTTGGATTCGAAAGTACTGTGCTGTAATCGTACTCAGGATCATCAATTCTAACGTTGTTTAGATACACGTTGTATTCAAGGCCGTCTTCTAATGGATTCGTTAGTTCGAATGTATTTGTACTTCCATCACAGACAAATATTTCATCGTCGTATGTATTACTAAATGTATCCCACGGTAACGCACCATATCCCGAAACGTCAAACCCTTGCTGAGTTCCAAAGTCTATGCTGTCTAAAATTGTACCAGTGTAGTCAACGCCATCCATTAACTGAGACAAGTCTTTACCTAGCATTCCAGTTGAAGGATTGTAGAAAAAGTTAATTCTGTCAGCAGCCGACAACAGTTTAATATTTTTGTTGTACGTAATCTGTATCAAAGACTCGTTTGCTGGAGGATCCATAAACTCAATGTAACCGATTTCTCTGTTGTATGTTTTTGTTTTATCTGTAACATTTCCAACAACAAATTGACTTGATAGCTGCTTTACTCCATTTACACTAACAGAGTAAGTATTTGTTCTCAGATCGATTGGCCATTTAAGGTAGAACAATTCTGCGGCGCCAGTTCCTGTAAATGTCTGTGTTTCATCAAGTTCTGTAAACAAGTAAGAACCCGATACTCTATCAAATTTCATTCCAATGCGAGTGCTTCTTACAACTCCATTACCTAGAACTGCAACTGCTTTTGCTTGAGAACCACCCTCTGCTATACTGCCTTCTATTGTTATTTCAGGAGCAGTTAAATATTTTCCTCCTGTATTGTCAATGATAACCGACGAAACTCTTCCTCTGCTTAGGTACGCTCTTGCTGTAGTTCCGTTGTTATTATCAATTCTAACCAACGGTGTTGACGTATATCCGCTGCCGCCATCTGCTACATCGATTCTAATAATATCATAACCGTTATTATCAAGCCACGACTTGAATGGATATTCTAAGTATTTGTCAGCAATGCCTGTTAAAACTCCGTCAATAACGCTAATACCATTAGTCTCAATTTCTCTAGTTTCTAAGTTATAACTTGGAGGCAAGTCAAAGTCTGTAATCAGAGATTGAGTAGGCTCAGTATATGTATAAGAACTGATATATTCTCTAACCTTTGAAGCATACGGTTTTACTTCATTAACGTAATCTTCGTAATTTTCTAGGTTGTCATTTTTAAATGTGACAGACTGAGATAGATTTCCTAGATTGTGCTTTGCTCGTATAAAGCTAGTTTTAAATGCCCAATCTATGAAAAGTTGTTCGCTAAATGCATATCGTACACTAGCAAAGAATAATTTGTTCCACTCAACTTCTAAGTCACCAATGAATATGTCATCTCTTAGTGCAGTTAGTATGTTTCGTAATTCCACAACAGGTTCTCTGTCATAAAATGCAGTATCATATATGTTTGCATCATATCCACTTGTAGTTGTGATAAAGTCATAAAGTCTTGAAGCTAGTTGTATAGTTCCGTTTTCTCTGCCTATTGTTTTATAATTTATTGTATAATCTTCAGTTAGTTGATCATCAATTTTTTCTAATAGCAACCAACCGCCAGAACCAATAGTGTTAATTTTAACAACATCACCTATGTTATTATCTAACCCAAACAATTCGTATGATTCGTTTACAGTTTGATTTATTGCAGTTTGAGAACCGTATCCTGCTGCATACCAATCAGCATATGTCCAATAGTTTTGAGTGTTATACTTTTGACTATCAACTCTTGTCCACGATCTAGCCGATTTGTTATAATCGTAAATTGCCCAACGGCCTACTATTTCGCTATCAGACTTAACAAGTACACTAAACTTTCTTGGGGTTAATGTTGTATTGCTAGGATAATTTTTACCTTTTGATCTTACTAATACAGAAGTTATTTGTCCTAGATTATTGATAGTTGTTTTAAATATAGCCCCTGTTCCTGACGAGCTTGTAATTTTAATTTCAGGAGCAATAACGTAGCCTCTTCCAGGGTTTACAATATTAACAGAAATTATTCTTCCATCTTCGACAACTGGACTTAATACGGCTTGCTCAGTTTTTGCAACTATAACAAATCTTAAATCTTCCAAAGTATCGACTGTGGTATCATACCGTCCGCTGTTTTCATTAGGAATTTCTTCTTGACTTAGCAACATTGACATATCGTAGTTGTCTACTATCGAATTTTGCAACAATACAGAATTTGCTCTTTCAACAACTTGTTTTAGTGCTTCTGTTTTATTAATAAACATGCCCTGTCTTGGAGAATTTAATATACCATATTTTTGTTTAACAGAGAGTGCAGTATCGGGCACAGGTCTGTCGTTAATGTCGTATCCAATTAAACTATCAAACCACTTTGTTTCAACTTTTTCGTTAGGCTTGCTACTTGCTAAGTTTTCAGTTAATAGTTGATACTCAGAATGAATGTTGTTTATATTAGTCAGGTCATTTGTTATTGTGAAATGTAATGCAGTTTTTGTGCCTTCGATGTAACTACGGGCATTGTATAATGCAAATTTGTCTTGTCCAATTAGTGCAACAAAAGTATAACCAGTAGATGCAGGATCTTCAATTAACTTTGCAACATCAAACGCAGACAGTTTTCTGTTATTTTTAAAAGGAATAGTCTGAGGATTTTTAACCCAGAAGTAATACTTGTAGTTAAAAGTTCCTGTTTCTATGTTATAAACTTTACGTAAACTATATGCATTTAGATGTAGAGGAGTTCCAGTTATACCGTTAGCAAAGCCTTCGTTGGTTTCAGTAATTCTGTTATATTCATCCGGAGTTAAATCTGATTCAGTCCATTCGTACACATCAATTGACGCACCATCAACTAATTTATTCCACCATGCAGTTCTGTACTGAGTAGTTCCTTGATAAGGATTGTACCAGCTAGCTTTAGAAATGTCCCACCACAGTCTTCCTACTTCCGATGTTGTCCATGAATTTAATTTGTCAACAAATACGTCAGGATAATTTTGATTTATATCTTGTTCAGCAACTGAGTAAACAGCTGGGTCATACCAAGTTTTATAGAAAATTTCACTATCGGCAACCCCGGCAATTTTTCCTTGTCGTGGATCTATCAAGTCGATTGTTCCAAATGTAGTATTCTTTTCAGTATTATATAAGAACACTTTCTTAATATATTTTACATCAACCTTATTAGTTTGCGATGTAATTGTTGACCAACTATTGGTATTTCTTTCTGCTCTGCAATCAACTAACATTCCAATTGTAGAGTCTTCATTTGTTATTTCTGGAAATCCTATATAGATATGGTTGTCAACAATTTTAAAATTAGTATTATCCTGTAGTCTAGTATTTCTTGTATAAATTAGATCTTCTGCGTATACAAAGTTATCTCCAATTTCCTGGAATACATACAACTTTCCTAAATCTTCAGCGACTGTCATAAATCTTGTAGAATTGTTATCAAATACAGTCGCATTATTATCAAACAACATTCTAACTTTTGAATCGCCGTTTTTGCTTGATATTACAAGTTTGTTACCAGCAAAGTCAATGCCGGTGCCAAACGATTCGTTATGTTCAGTAAACGGACTCGGAATAGATTGTTGTAAAGCAAATACACCGTTTACTTGTTTGTAAATGTATACTATTCCTGTATCAATTCCGGTTAAGTTATTATGTGGAGCACCAACAGCTATCTTTGTTCCTGTATCGTTTATTGCTAAACTAAATGCATAATCTTCAACGCTGTCATCAGTATCTATATACTGACCAAACTGCCAGCGACTGCCTTCGTTTCTATACAACCCAATTCTATTTAAAATTGTTGGATCGCCGTTTTGAGTTAGTCCAGTATCTAATGATCCTGATAACACTATCATATCACCTAGCGAATTAACATCAAAATTATATCCGATGCCTGTTGCATTTACCAATCCCGTACTATCACTATCGCCATCGATTACATCTACAGTATTAGGAATAAAGCCAACATGTTCGATGTCTGAGCTCAATGAAATCCAGTTAGTTAAGTCAAAAATTCCTGGTGCTAGATTTGTACTTGCTTTATAAAGATAGCCTTCGTAATAAACGATTTCGTCTACATAGTACTGTGTTGTTTCTGAGAAGGAACCTTTGTACATTCTATTACGTGAGTATTTCCAGTTGCTGTCGGTATACTCAACAAAATAAATTCTACCTGTGCTACTGCCCGGTGCACCTATAAATATTTTAGGTCCGCTGTAATGATTACGTATCTGTATATTAGCGCCAAACCGTTCACCGTTCATTGGATCCGGACTTGTAAATGTTGTAATTAGATTGTATAAACTGTTAGGTTGTTTTTCATATAGATATACAATACCTTGAGATGACAACCCGCTACTACTACCAGTAGCATCACCTTCTATCAAGTAAGTTGGTGTCCAGTCTTGCGACAAATCAGAAATTGTGCTGTTATCACCTGCAATAGTTTTATTTGCTTTCCATAGAGTACCACGATCGCTAACAATATCGCCTTCTGCGTAACTACCAGTAGGATTTAAAATTCCTACATAACGAGTTTTAACATTACCAGCATTTGGTGCTCCAACTGCAATGTACTTTCCGTCAGGACTAATTGCTACGCTGTATCCATACTTAGAGCTACTATCATGTATAGAAGTCGAAGGCAGGATCTCTTGATATTTTGTCTTTGCAATAGATTCGTTAAATCTATAATATAAGTTAACGTATCCGTTTACTCTGTCCGGCGAACCAACTACAATTGTAGAGTTTGAAGAAGATACGTCAAACGAAGATGCAAATCCGTCACCGTCGCCGGTTGGATTGATAGACTCTTCTTGCAGTGCAAATACCGAAGAGTGTTTGTACACAGCCCATTGGCTATCTACTGCATCATCTACCCAAATTTTATCACTCAAGTCATCTTGTACTTTATAGTACTGATTGTTAATGTCATTGGAATCAGCAAATCTTCTAGATCTAAAAATAGATACTACACCGCTAGAATCTTCGTAAGGAGTGTTAATATCAATACTAACCGGAGTTTCAGTTACAATGCTTACCTTATCTAGTACTACATCTACAATTTTATGAAAGCCATTTATGTTTAAATTGTTGTTGTATATTCCGATTATTTCATCTTTTTCAAATGGTACGTAGTTTTCAAACTGTAATGTAAATCCGCTTGGTGTTCCGTTTTCGTAGAACTTTCTATCAGTTGGAGTGTATGACTGAATCCCAATAATCTTTTGATCTGAGTTTACATGTCTTACTACATCCCATGTGTTGTTTTTTTCAACTATCCAAACGTGATTACCTAGCTCAACTTCTTCAATGTTTAAAGTTAGTAATTCGTCGTATGTGTTAACTACATAATCAACATCATCGTTTCTAACATATCCACTATCTCTTGTGAATGTTGTTGTGTTTGTAGTTAGAGGAAACGGCTTATGGGTATAATCGTCTGGCTTCAGATAAACATCATAAGAAGGAATTTCGTAAACTAAATCAGTTCTAGATGGTGACAAACTACTAACCAATTCAAAAGGTTGTGGCTCTAGTCTATACTTTTCTTCATCTATTTTGTATTCAACTTCTTTTATGTTATTAACCGAACCATACTGCCCAAGAGCAATAGCCCATTCTTCAAAGAATTCTAAACTATCTTTGTCCGCAGAGCTCAGTGCATCAAACAGTTTTGTAAGAGAATTTTTTGTTCCTTTTTCTGCAATAAAGCCTTGATAAAACTTATACTGACTTACGTCATCGTTAATGATGTTTGCAAGGTATTCACGCTTTTGATATCCGATTAAGTGTTGTCCTAAACGTTGTTGCTCTGTATCAAAGTTGTCAGTGTCTAGATCATAAAAATCAGTAAACTGATTAACTTTATAATCCCAGTTTGCATATAAAGACGGTGTCGGTTTCTCGTCTAGTAGATTCCAATGATTAGCATCAAAGTAATCAGTACTTGTGTGTTTCATATTTGAACTGTAATAAAATTCTTTGTATTTTACTAAGTCACCTATTGAATAGTCAGTCCATGTATTCCAATTACTAACGTATGCTCGATCGTAGAAAAATCCCGGTATGTTTAATCCACCATTCCAGTTGTCAGTTCTGTAACCTACTAACTTTATTCTTTCTTGTCTATATCCCGGAATCATATCATAAATGATATCATTAAAGACTGTAACGTTGTCTAATAGCACAACATGTTCTGTTTGTACTAACGGTAGTCTAACTAAGAAAATACCTTCGGCTGTTTGTATTGGTTCCAATCCGTAGGTATTAGCATTTGTTCTATATATAGAAGAAAATTCTTTAGATAGTCTCTCGCCAGTTCCTGTTAAAATGTTATAATCGTAAAAATTATCAAATATGTCATCAACCATATGATAATCTTTAGAGAATTTTACACTGTTTCCAACAGGACTTATTGTTATAACCGATCCAGTATCCCAACCTTGAGTAACCCAGAACATAAATTCTTTTGCACATAGACGCATATCTTCTACTGCTTGAGTTTCTGAATTATAATAGTCAAAGACGAATCCTTGCACTTTACAATAATTCTCGTAACCTAAAATAAAATCAACTACTTCTTGAATTGATGCAAATGTATATCCGTAAGGATATGCAACAACGCTATCTTCAAAAGTTGTTCTAAATACTGCACTTACTCCGCCAACAATAGGAAGTGAAGATAGTTTTGTAAACTTAGTTTCTTCAAACGCCGATGAACTTTCGTGTGTTACTTTTGTTCTATAATAGCTGTTTTCATATCTAACAATAATACCAGCTACATACTGCTTGTTTTCATCCCATTCTACAAACGACTCGCTTATTCCTCCAACGTTAACCACCGGATCAACATTTCTTTCTCTGTGAGGATTTATGTAAAACACAGATGATTCTTTATCATATCCTGATAAGATATATCCATTTTCATTTTTTTCAAATATCATACCACTTAGCGATGGAACATCTAATGCGCTGCTTGTGTTTAATACAATTTGATAGTTTTCCTCTGGTACAAAGACGTTTCCTTTGTTTAACGGTGTTCTGCTATCTAACACTAGTTTTAGTTTTGTTTTGTCAGCAAAACCACCTAAGTAAACTGCTAATTGTAAGTTTAGATTTTTTAGTTGTTCTTTATAAGAAGAAAAGTTTGCAGAATGTTTGGTTGTTATATAGTTGGCAACATAATTAACCAATCCAGATGTTTGTACTAACTCTTCAGTTTCTAGCGTACTAGGAAATACCAACTCGCTGAGTTGTATTCTCTTGTTAGTTTCTGTATAAACAAAATTTCCAGCAACGTCTTTGGAAATTCTAGATAAGTCAAAACCTATACCAAACAACTTAGAAGGTTGTAACAACACCCAGGCAGTTATAAATGCAAACGGAAATTCCGAGCTTCTTCTCCATGCAGTTTCGACGTATGCTTCATCACCAAATGCAAACTGACCTCTTGTTTTTAGTCTGTCAACATTTTGTGCTAATCCGCAGTCAACTGGACTTAGCAATTGTCCATATTCGTTTACAGGAATATTGTTTAACAATCCAGGTCTATAAAACTGTACATTTCGTTCTATTAGTTTGCCTGGCTGTCTAATAATTCCTTCTTGCAAGTCGTACCACAATACAGTGTTATTGTTTGTGTACGGGGCAGGTCCGTATACATCTTCCCACCAAGTAGGTTGTATTGTTAAACCTAACATTTCCCAAGGATGAGTGTGCGGTCTATCAGTATCAAAATAATGTTTATAGATACTTCTCCAAAATCCGTCTAGATTGTTTCCGTTTATATCTGAGCTATACTTGTAGTTGTAAGAAAATCCGTCGGAAATGTCCCACGCATCATTTTTTACATAATCCGGAGACCCTGCTACTTCTAACCATTGAGCAAAGTCTGATAACATTATGTTGTTTAGACTTTCTTTTTTAAATCCAGTGTCTCTGTTTACACCATTGATAAAATCAAAAATGTTAAGTTTAGACACATCATAGGACGACTTAATGTTGTTGTAAATTCTTCTTTCTAGTTCAAGTATTAGTTCGTCACGATAGTCATTGTATGCTAGTATTAAACTACCGTCGTGTCCTTGAATCATAGTCTGAGGAGTAGAATATGTAGTATCCACAATTAATGAAGGAATGTATTTAGGATACAATCCTAGTTTAGTAGGTGTAGGAGGAACAAATGTTCCGTTAGTGCTTTCAAATTCGTGTACTTCAACTGTATCATTTGAATCTAAATCTAATGTTACGTAAACAAATTCGTTTTCAAAAGTATAGTCAACTCCGTGTACTAACTGTTCACCATTTAAGTACACTAATATAGATCTAGTAGATAGTGTTTGTAAATTAAATGTCTTTGACATTGCAAAATACGCAGGTCCTGGATACTCTACAGTTGTAGATGAAACAGTCGATGACTGGTACCCTAACATATCACTAAAATAAAATGAGTTTGTTGAAGTTTTATCTTTGTTAATTCTAGAAAGAATTAAGTCTACATGCTCTTTAACTGAACCATGAAATCCTGAATTTTCTGCTTCGTTTAAAAATGTTCTTTTAAACTTAGCGTATTCTTTTTTTGCATATCTTATAGATTTAATAATGTTAGCATCTTTGTCTGTGATATGGTAAAGACCTAGCGGCAACGGACCTGAGTGTTGTATAAATTTGTTTCCATATGTAGATACGTTACCTAAGTCTCTTAAATTGCTTGCACCCGGAAACTCGCCTGCAAAGGTTCTAACATTTTCTATAATACTGCTAGCATGATCATTTACTTCGCCTAGCGTAAATACAGATAGGCTTTCGTTTAATGGATTTTTTTCAAGGTTTGACGGAATCTCGTAGAATCCGTTTGCATTTTTTGTTGCACTACTGTATGCTTTAATTACTAACGAATCGCCTACTGTTAGATCATTATTAAAAATTACAACTGCTATATTGTTAACATTTTCAATAGTATACTCACTGGTTAGTTTTTGTTTTTTTCCGTTAACATAAACATATACAACCAAGTCAGTAAGCGATCCACTGTTGTCAAACATGTCGACAGCAAAATTATTTAATTGTGTATCTACTATAGAATTTTTAATTACAAACTGTTTACTGTTTGCATTTGCTTTAACCCATCCGTTAACAAAAGAATAAGCGTCTCCTGAAGGATCATATAGTTTTAGATATCCTTTATCAGTGGTTACGCTTCCGCCGCGATGAACAGCAGACTGGTACTCAAAGGAATCGTTGGTTAAATCAAAGATAAATTGTATATCGCCGATATTGGCAATGTTTTGGTAACTTAATGGA